CGAGTTTTTGACGAAAAAGGGTTTTGTGCCGTTCAAGGTGGCGGTGGACAAGTACGACTGTCGCAAGACGATTTGGCTTTACACCAACTCCCCTGAGCTACAAGAAGCAGTGGAAGAGTATTACTCTCAACCATACTTCCAGAACCTTACACAGAAAGGAGCAGAGTGAAATGAAAGAAATTGTGAGTACACAAAACGGATTCGCCGTAAAGAATGAAAACGGTGAGATTATCAGCACTTTTGACAGAGATACTGCGCTGGAGCGGATTTTAAGCTGTAACCAGCATATCAAGCAAGTGCTGGAAAACACAATCAATAACAATCTGTAATCAAAACATTAGTTGCAAAGGAGAAATGAAAATGAGTAACATGAAGAAAAATTCAGCCCTTATCTATGAGGGTACATATCAGGCAATCAACTACATTCCCGATGCAGACGCACAGTTGGAGGCGTATCGGGGCATTATCGAATATGGCTTGTACGGCACTGAGCCACACTCAGAGAATCCGTTTGTGAATATGGTGTATGTCCAAGCTATCCCCTATCTCAATAAAGCAAGAGAGCGCTATCAAAAAGCCGTAGAGAGCGGTAAAAAGGGTGGCCGTCCTACACAAATCGACAAAGAGAGAGTGCAGGAGCTTAAAGAGAATGGTTTGAGCCTTAAAGAGATTGCAGCCGAACTGGGCGTTCCAGAGAACACCGTCAAATCTATCCTCTATCGGGAGGGTGCAAAGGGTGCAAAGGGTATGCAAAGGGGTGCAAACCTTAATGATAATGTTAATGATAATGTTAATGATAATGAGAATGTAAATGAAAAAGAAAAAGAAAATGATACTGTACATGAAAACGAGAAAGAGAATGGTATTGAAGTAGGAGGCGATTTCCCATTCAACGACGATGAAGGAGAGGATTTTGACGGGAACCCTGTCTTTGACAGATATGGCTCTACGGACAATCCAGTACAGTATGATGATTTCTCTGGTGAAGAAATTGAAGATGGCGATTTGCCATTTTAATATTTATTTTTGTTTATTTCTCTTACGGCCAAGTAGGTAGCGTGAGGCAGAGCCTCTGCTATCTTCTGGACTGTAAGGTTTGCTCCGTACCGCAGAGCGGTATGGGGCTTTTTTGTTAGTAAGTATAGGAAAACCATAAAGATTATGTACAAATCCATTTCGGGGAAAGGAAGATGTGAAATTGTATAATGTTGAAAAAATTCAGTGGAGATTTAAGGAGGGCAAAAGTTGGTGAAGCAATCGTAATGCAAGTCCTCCAATCTGTTTACGGTAACGATTATGATTTCAATGATGTAAGCGACAATAAAGAGTATTGGCATAAGGGAGACATTGAGATTGTACGGGATGGCAAGACTAAATATCTTGATGTCAAGATGGACTCCCGCATTGCTCAGACAGGGAATATCTTGTGTGAGGATGAAGTCTATTTTGTAGAGAATGACTCATTCCGGCCTGGATGTATCCACTCAGACTACGACTATCTTGCTATCATCTCTGTGGAGGCCAAGCGTATTTGGATTGTCGATAATCACGAACTGCAACAGCACTATAAAGAGGGTAGGGAGTTTGCTTGCCGACACGAGGAACAAACGACTTACGGCTATCTGTTCCCGCTCTATAAGGCTCAGAAATATGGCATGATTAAAGCAATCATTGATTATGAGGAACTTGGCGGACACCAGAACAGAGTGTATAACCCTGTCAATGTGTACGATAAGCAAGAGACGCTACCAGAGGCCGTGTGAGAGAATTTATGGCTTTTGGAGTATAGCTGACTATCAAAAATAAAAGGCCGTCAGAGCGGCTTAGAATGCGTTACAGAGGGGGTAGTGGTTGCTATCCCCTCTTGTGCGCTTAACGATGTAGGAGGTGAGAATGTGGCAAGAAATACTGAAAATTTGAAGGTGCCAACCTCGGAACAAGCTCGTGAGTATGGAAGGAAGGGCGGCAAGGCTTCTGGAGAGGCCAGACGCAGGAAAAAGGAGCTGAAAGAGCTGCTTGAAATTGCCCTCTCTCAGCCTTGTAAGGATAACCCGGATATTGATAACTGGACGGCGATGACATTGGCTCTGCTGAAGAAAGCCAAGAGTGGTGACACTAAGGCTTATGAGGTAGTGCGGGATACGCTGGGACAAAAGCCCACTGATAAGCTGGAGGCGAATATTGATAGCACCATCAATATCAAGGTTGATGTGGGTGAGTGACTATGGATATTAACCTTACACTCAGCAAAAAGTTATTCGTGCCTAAATTTTACCCGCTCCTTTTTGATTATTCCCACCGCTGGGAGTGCTACATGGGGAGCGCCGGTTCTGCCAAGAGCTATTTTATTACTCAGAAATTGATTATACGGGCGCTGAATGAGAAAATCAAAATCCTTGTGTGTCGGCGTTACGGTACTACCCTGAGAAACACTTGTTTTAGTTTGTTTAAGGATATTTTGGCGAAGTGGAAGCTGACTGAGTATGTAAAAATTAGGGAGACAGATTTCACCATTCGATTTCCTAACGGCTCAGAGATAATCTTCATGGGTTTGGATGAAGAGACAAAATTATTGTCCTTAAATAATATCGGGGCAATCTTCATTGAAGAAGCGTATGAAGTCCCAAAGCCGATTGTGGAGCAGCTTAACTTGCGTTTACGGGGAAATACAGAAAATCAGCAAATTTTGATGGCCTGGAACCCCATTAACCGCAACCACTGGCTATATGACTTCTGTGAGGTAAATCCGCCTCAGTCGTTCATTTATTTACACTCAACCTTTAGGGACAACCCATTTCTTAACGCTCAATATATCAAAGAGCTTGAGGAAATGTGCACACGCAACCCAGCCAGAGCAAGAATCTTCTGTGACGGATTATGGGGCGTGGATTCTGAGGGGCTTGTAATTACCAACTGGCAAGAAAGAGAGTTTAATCCGATGGAGCTTGCCGCCGCTGGGCTTGAGCATAGAGCCGGGATGGACTTGGGTTGGATTGATAAGAGCGCAATCATTGACACGCTCTATGATAGGGACAACCACACAATTTATGTGTTCAATGAGTTTTACAAAAGCGGGTGTCAACTGTCAGAGCTGGCTACGGCTATTAAGGATATGAACCTACACCGTACTAAGGTGTTTGTGGACGCAGCAGAGCCACGCAGTATCCAGTTCTTTAAGAATGAGGGCATTAGGGCTGAGGCTTGCGCCAAGGGCAAAGACAGCGTAAAAGCTGGGCTTATGTTCTTGCAGGACAACATGATTATTGTACATCCAAAATGCAGGAACTTTATAAATGAGCTGGAAAATTTCTCATATATCAAGAGCAAGCAAACCGGCGAATGGACAGAAGATACCACGCACGAGTGGAGCCACGCCATAGATGCTTGCAGATACGCTTACAGCGATATTTATACGAACACAAGACTAAAAACCATGAGCAAGACAGCTCTTGGATTGTAAGGAGGCTAACAATGGCTGTTGAATATCTGTATGACTGTATCTATCTCACAGCAGGACAGGATACGGGCATTTCTGCAACTATCACCGATGGTAACGATGAGCCTATTACCACTGGTTGCAGCATGGTTTTGTACGACGAAAACGACGAAGTGATTATTACCGTGGACGGTAAATATATTGCGGAGTTAGGCTCATGGCAGTTTGATTTTAAGGCGGCTGATACAGCGGCTCTCTCTGGACGGTATTTTTACGCAATTTTGCACGATGGAGAGAGTTTGTGCTTTAAGACACCGATTTATTTTGAGTAAAGGAGGGAGCTAAATGGGTATTGAACTCAAGAGCAAGGCTGGCTCTGTCAGCGTCCATCAATCAATGCTCAAGGGCGACGATGGAGGCTATTACACTCCCTCTGTTGATGCGGATGGCAATTTGACATGGACTCCCTCTGAGGGCGATATGCCGCCTGTTGCTGGGGCTAACATCAAGGGCGAAGACGGCGCTGACGGTGCGCCTGGTAAGGACGGTGCTCCTGGCAAGGATGGAAGTCCAGGTAAGGACGGTGTAACTCCCCATATTGGAGACAATGGTAATTGGTACATCGGAGATGTAGACACCGGCAAGCCCTCCCGTGGACGAGACGGGCAAGACGGCGCTCCGGGGAAAGATGGTGTTGACGGCGCTCCAGGCGCTCCAGGAACCCCCGGAAAAGACGGTAAGGATGGTGCTCCCGGTGAAGATGGTGTAAGCCCTACCGTGGAGATTACGGCCATTGACGGCGGTAATAGAGTGAGTATCACCGATGCCGAAGGTAGTTCGAGCTTTGATGTTATGAATGGTACGGACGGCGCTCCTGGTACTCCTGGGGCTGACGGAGCAGACGGCCATACTCCTATCAAGGGCGTTGACTACTGGACAGAGAAAGATAAGGCGGAAATGGTGGCTGACACGATTGCAGCACTCCCTGTCTACAATGGAGAGGTGGTGTCCGATGTCTAATATTCAAATCAACATTTCCGATAACGGTACAACCACCCTGGCGACTGCTGGTAAGTATTGCGATAGGAATGTAGATGTTGTGGTTGATGTGCAAGGCGGCGGTGGAGATTTACCACCAGAGGCGTTCAATATTACTGGGAATTGCGACTATCCGAACTATAACGGTAATTGGGATTGGTTTTTCAATTCTTATGGTAATAATGTGACTATTGAACCAAGAAGATGCATATCTTGGTTTAGTTCGAGCAATATAGTGGATTTTAAGCCTAAAATTATAATCGGCGCAACTGCAAACGAGGCCAGCAGTATTTTTATGGGCATGAAAAGTCTTGAAACAATATCTGGAAATATTGAAATTCAAGATGGTGCTGAACAATGGGCATATTTAGTTTCGCTATTTAATGGATGCTTAAACCTAAAAGAAGTACCAGATGCTGTCGAAACTATGATTGCTATCAATACAGCATCAAATGCAAGCTCTATCTTTAATGGTTGCGCCTCTCTCAGAACTGTAAAACAAAGCATGCTGGAATGCCTTTCCAATAAATCATCGTTGAACAATTTATTCGTCCAATGTTATGTGCTCGACTATATTATTGGTTTCCCAGTTACAACAAAGACTGTCACATATAATATGTTAAATAATACATTTTCTTCTTGCGGTAGAATAAACAAATTAACTTTTGCAACTAATAACGGCGTTGCAAAGACGGCTCAAATGAAAAGTCAAAACATTGATTTGTCAAATAGAGTTGGTTGGATTTTTACTGATTCGTATATTGGTGACAACAGTGGAATTACATCGGCCACAAAAGTAACTGATGATGTGACATACCAGGCACTTAAAGATAACCCAGATTGGTGGACAACCAATGAAAATTATAGCCGCTACAAGCATGACAGCGCCGTAGAAACCATCAACAGTTTGCCTGATACATCGGCCTATCTTGCAACCTCTGGCGGTACTAACACAATCAAATTCAGAGGCGTAGCCGGTTCTCTCACAGACGGCGGGGCAATCAACACACTGACAGCAGAGGAAATTGCAGTTGCTACGGCTAAGGGCTGGACTGTGACACTGGTTTAAGGGGGATACTACAATGATTTATAGCGACTTTGTTCTCACCCGCTATGATGCGGATGAAGGAAAGACTTTTGATTGGAAAGAGCCTCATTATACAGAGGATGAGCACGGCGAACAGGTGCAAGAGCATCTTTACGCCAAGACTTTGTTTATTGGTGGCACTGATTCCATTGAGAATTATGTTGAGGTGGATGAGAGCGGAAATGTGACAGAGCTTACAGCTCCAGAGGATGCGACTGAGGCTGACTATGTTGCTGCTTTGAAAGAGCTGGGGGTGGAGTGATGAAGAGACAAGACTTGTTTGATAAGGTTGCCGCTGTCAAATCCGAAACCCAGGCCGCACTTCAACTTGTGTATGATTCTCTCAACCACGGCCAACAGAAAAAGATTCTCAAAAATGCCGATGTCAAAGCCTTGTTTGACAGATACGGCGTTGTTTATGAGTAAGGGGTGATGTGATGTTTTGTATTAACCGTGATACGGAGCTGACAACCGACTTGCTCACAAGGATGATTGGGAAATTCATTACAAATGAGCAACCAAAGCTCCAAAAATGGAAAAATTATTACGATGGTAAGCACATCATTTTGAATAAGAGCTATGCTGACGCAAGTAAGGAATGCAACCACATTGTTACCAACTATTGTAAGATTGTCACTGATACATACAGTGGATACATCGTGGGTAAGCCGGTAAGCTATGTGAGCAACCAGAATATTGACGACGTTCAGGAAGTCATCAACTACAATGACTCTGACTCTGAGGATATGCAGTGGCTCACCAATGCGCTTATCTACAATGTGGGCTATGAACTCCAGTGGATTGATAAAAACGCTCAGGTGCGCTATTCACAAGTAAATCCTCTCAATGCTTTCGCAATCTATGATAATACTCTGGATTGTGAGCTTCTTTATTTTGTGCGCTGGTACAACACCGACGCATTCAATGAAAGCGACATTTATAACGTAGAGGTTTATTCTTCTGATACGGTAAAAACCTATGAGGCGCACGGTTTGGGCGGCGCTCTGACTCTTATCAGTGAAGTGCCTCACCACTTCGGAGATGTCCCTGTCAGTGTGTTCAAGCTCAACGAAACTGGCGACAACATTTTTAACTGTATCATTTCTCTGAACGATGCCTACAATGAGCTGCAAAGTTCTGAAATTGACGATTTTAGCGCATGGGTTGACGCATATCTCACCCTTACCGGCGTTGATGCGGAGAATGAAGACATTGCCGCTATGAAAGAAAGCCGTGTTCTTCTGCTTCCTACCGGCGCACAGGCCGGATGGCTCACCAAAAATGCCAGTGACACACAAATTGTCAATATGCTGGACAACATCAAGAAAAACATCTTTAAGGTAACTGCTTGCCCGGATATGGCGGATGAAACATTCCTTGCCCAGAGCGGCACAGCACTTGCCTATAAACTTGTTGGGTTTGAAAATGTTGCCTCTGGAATTGTGGCTCAGTTCACAAAGGCGCTCCAGCGCAGAATTGAGCTTATTTGCAATGTTCTCAATCTCAAGGCCAGTGACGCTGTATGGCGTGATATTGGCATTAGATTTGTCCGCAATCTTCCTGTCAACCTGACAGAGACAATCCAGCTCATCAATTCCCTCAAAGGCACTGTGAGCGATGCTACACTGCTTGCGCAGCTTCCCTTTGTGGATGATGTACAGGCAGAATTGGAGGCCGTACAGAAGCAGAAGGAGGCGAATATGAGTCTCTTTACTTTTAATCAGGTTGAAGATGAGGAAGAGGATGATGTGTAATGGACAACCTTACCTATTGGCAGACTCGTACACTTAGGACACAAGAGAGGCTTGCCAAAAAGACTGAGAGTGATGTCAATAAACAGTTGGTAAAGTATTATCGCAAATCCGCAGAGCGGATTATCAAAGATTTTGAGGCGTTATATGACAAAATCCAGGCAATGAAGGACGCTGGCAAGGAACCAACCCCAGCAGATTTATATAGGCTTGATAAATATTGGGAAATGCAAGGACAGCTCCAACATGAGCTTCAACGCCTTGGCGATAAGAGCATGGCGTATATGCAGAAACGCTTTTTGGAGCAGTACATAGATGTGTACAAGTCCGTGAGCCTCCCAAGCCAAGTTATGTTTGCCACTATGGATAAGGCGCAGGCGCAGCAGTTGATTAACTCTATCTGGTGTGCCGATGGCAAGTCATGGAGTGAACGCATTTGGGATAATACAAAACTGTTGGGAGAGACATTGAATGAAGAGCTTGTGCACTGTGTAGTGACTGGCAAGAAAACAAGCGAGTTGAAGAAACTGTTGCAAGAGAAATTCAACGCAAACCATTACTGCGCTGATAGAATTGCACGGACTGAGATTGCACATATCAATACACAAGCGGCACAACAGCGATATAAAGATTATGGGGTTAAAGAAGTTGAGGTATGGGCTGACAAGGATGAGCGGCGTTGTGAAATCTGCGGTAAGCTCCACAAAAAGCGCTACCCAGTAGATGGCCGGATGCCTGTTCCAGTACATCCCAACTGTCGATGCACTATAATCCCAGTAATTGAATAACCAGCAAGGAGATAGGCTTTACAGTCTATCTCTTTTGTCATTTAGGGGGTTGGACGCTAACTAACAACCTACAAGATTTGTCAAGGGGCGCTCGTGAGGCGCAACTTAGGAGGTAATTTTAATGGCTGAAAATATTGAAAACACCGGTGTTGTAACTGAGGCTCAGACTACCGAGACTCAGACTGAGGAAACCAAAACCTACACGCAGGAGGAAGTGCTTGCACTACTCCAGAGCGAAACTGATAAGCGTGTCTCTCAGGCACTGAAGACACAGCAAAAGAAATATGAAAAGCAACTCTCCCTGTCGAAGCTGGACGGTGATGAGAGGGCTAAGGCTGAAAAGGACAACCGCATTGCAGAGCTGGAGGAACAGCTTGCCGCATTTCAGATTGAGCGCAACCGCTCCGAGCTGAAGAGCGTTTTGTCAAGCCGTGGACTGAGCGCCGAGTTTGCTGATATTATCAGCATTTCTGATGATATTGAGGCTTCTCAGGCCAATATCGACAAGCTGGACAAGCTGTTTAAGGCCGCTGTCAAGGCGGAAGTGGAAAAGAGACTGGCGGGCAATGCTCCCAAGGCAAACACCACTACTTCTGGTGAGATTACCAAGGAGAGCGCCAAAAAGATGAGTTTGGCCGAAATCAATGAGCTTGCGGAGAAAAACCCGGAGCTTTATGCCAAGCTCTTCAACTGATTTATATTGGAGGTAAATAATTATGGCTAACACTGTTTTTGCTAATAAGGTTATCGAAGCTAAGGCTAAGGATTTGCTGACTACTGCTGTCAATACCCGTTCCCTGATGACGGTTGACAACTCTCTGGCTCAGAATCCCGGTATGACTAAGACTATCAATGTCTACACCTACTCTGGCACTGCCGAGGAACTGTCCGCTGGTGTGGGTAACACTTCTTCTGCCCGTGGCAAGATTACTTATGCTGGCACTGACTACACCGTTAAGATGGTGCAGCAGGCTTTCGATTATCTGGATGAGGACTTTATGAAGGATAACACCATCGTTGACAATATGCTCAAGGGCGCAAATCAGGTGATGGTGAACAAGATGACTGCTGACTTCATTACCGAGTGCGGTAAGGCCACTCTGAGTTCTGAGTTCACCAACTTTGGCTATGATGCCATTGTTGACGGTATCTCTACTCTTAACCTGGAGGACGAGAGCAAGCTGTTCCTTGTCATTCCTAACGCTTGGAAAGCCTCTCTGCGTAAGGATGCGGATTATAAGGCCGCTCAGATGGGACAGGTTATCTACAACGGACAGGTTGGTACTATCTGCGGTATCCCTGTGATTTGCACCAAGGCTCTGACTGATAAGGCTTATGTTATGACTAACGAGGCTGTCAAGCTCTTTATGAAGAAGGACGTTGAGGTTGAGCAGGACAGAGACGCTGACAAGCGTACCAACAGTGTGTATCTGCGTACTGCTTACATCTGTGCTCTGGTTGACGCAACCAAGATTTGTGAGCTTTCCAAGAAAGCTGCTTGATTTCATAGTTCCCAAAAGTGCGGGGGTGGGGGCTGTTCCCTGTCCCCGCACATGATTTAAGGAGGGATTGACTATGATTGACGAAATTAAAGTTATGCTTGGCGAAGCAAGCGAAAACTTCGCAGACGCTCAAATTGGCCTTGCTCTGAAACACGCTTTGGCAGAAGTCGAAGCATATTGCAAGCGCAAGGTAGATTATGAGCTGCAAATTTGTGCTGAAAAGATTGCGGTTATCAAACTGAATCGAATGAATACGGAGGGGCTTGCTTCTCAGTCTTACAGCGGAGTGAGTGAGAGCTATATTGACGGCTATCCTGCGGACATTCAAGCCGTACTGGATAGGAAACGCAAGATTACAGTATTGGGGTGATTGCATGATTGGTGTATCTATGCGTCTTTATGACTACTACACCTATGGGGACGATGACGGCTACGGCCAGCCCACACTTTCACCCACGGTACAAGGAACTGTAAAGATGGCGATTTTTGTTACTTCGCAAACCATCCAAGACAATATCAACTACAAGGACGCAGCCTACATTGGCCTGACACACGCTGACATGGATGACACCTATGTTATCCAGTATGGCGACAAAAAGCTGAAAGTGCTTTATGTGCAGACACAAGGGCGATTCCACCAGATTTTCATGGGGGAATTGTAATGGCGATTAAATTTGAGGGGTTAGAAAATGTCTTGGACGGGATTGAGAAGATTGGCGATACCAGCAGACTTGAAGGGGCAATCGGTAAGGCTTGTGCGCTCGTTGAGGCTGAGGCCAAAAAGAAAGCCCCGAAAGACACGGGAGCGCTCAGACGCAGTATTACCAGTAAGGTTGATACCAGCGGGAGTGACATCGTGGGCCTTGTCTACACTCCCCTTGAATATGCGCCTTATGTTGAATACGGTACTGGACTTTTTGCGGAAGAGAGAGGCCGTAAGGATGTGCCGTGGTGTTATCAGGACGATAAGGGTAACTGGCATACCACATCCGGGCAGAAGCCGCAACCGTTTATGCGTCCAGCGCTAAATGAAAACCGTGAAAAAATCGCACAACTGATTAAGGAGGGCATCAGCGATGATTGACTATCACACTCAGTTGGTTGCCGCCCTTAGTAGTGTGCTTCCAACACATTATGAAATGACGCTGAAAAGCGGTACGAAAGTACCCTGTATCAGCTACATGGAGATGAACAATTATTCATCTGCAAATGGCGATACGCTTGGATACAGCTACATTAGCTACCAAGTTAAGGTTTGGGCTAATGACATCGCTACTATCCAGAAGTACGCAACACAAGTTGATGCAGTTCTCCGTCCGATTGGATTTACGAGAATTTCAAGCGGAGAACTGTACGACAACAACAGCACAATGATTCAAAAGGTAATGACTTTTGAGGCATTGGCTTCTGAACAATATTAAGGAGGTAAATAACTATGGCTGTTATTTCTAAGGGAATTAAACTCTCTTATAAGGCAAGCTCTGAGGCTCCCAGCTATACAGATTTGACTAATCTTCAGGACATTCCTGAGCTGGGTGGCACCAGTGAGTCTATTGAGATTACCACTCTGGACGATGCTGCCCATATGTACACTGACGGCATTCTCAACTATGGCGATAGCCTGTCTTTCACTTTCCTGTATGAGAATACCCAGTTTGAGACTCTGATGGCTCTGACTGGCTCCATTGACTGGAAAGTGACTCTGCCTGACAGCACCACTTGTTCTTTTAGTGGAACAAGCTCTGTGCATCTGGCTGGCGTTGGCGTGAATGCCGCACTGACTTATATTCTGTCTATTAAGCCTGATTCCGAGATGGAGTGGGCTTAATATAACCCGTTGACGGGAGTGGGGGAGAGGTTTATCTCTTCCTCTCTCCCACTAAATTCAAAAAAAGAGAGGTAATGAATTATGCTATATGTTGATTTTACGGCTGGCAATAAGGACTACAAACTGAGAATTAACACCCGCAATACCGTTGTTTTGGAGAAGCAGCTTGGTTGCAATCCTTTGGCTATTTTCGGTGATGGCGATAGACTGCCTACCGTCACTGAAATGGTGAATATTCTGTATGCGTCTTTGCAACAGCTCAATCATGGTATCAGTCTGAATGATGCCTATGACATTTTTGACGCTTGGCTGGAGGATGGCAACACCGCTACTGACTTTATCCCCATTATCCTTGATATTTACCGTGTGTCTGGACTGATTAGTAAGGACACCAAGGAGGCCAAGGAGGACAAAGGCGGAAAAAACTAACGGGCGGGAGGACTAACAATCCCCCGCTTTTATTCTCAGATATTGTTTTCAAGTGGTTAGATGTTGCACTTGATTACGGTATATCCGAGCATGATTTTTGGGAGATGACGATTGCGGAGCTGGAGAGAGCGATTAGCAGCAAGAAGAGAGTGCAAAAGCGAGAAGCTCAGGAGCGGGCTTCTTTTGACTACATCCTTGCTGATTTGATTGGCAGAAGTATCTCCAGAATTTACAACTCTGCAAATAATGTCCCAAGCATTAGCGAGGTTTATCCGACACTCTTTGATTCTAAGGAAATTGAAGACGCAAAGAGTGTAAAGCAAGATGAATTGTCAGCTCTGAGATTTAGACAATTTGCGCAGTCCTTCAACAAGAGATTCAAGGGGGTGAGCAATAAGGATGAATGAAGAGCTTAAAGTCATAATCACTGCTGAAATTGACAAACTTAAAAGCGCAATCAGTAACGCCAAGAGCGAAGTAGAAGGGTTTGTAAGCAAGAGCGGTGTATCCCTTGAGAAGTTTAGCACTGGATTCAGTAAAATTGGCGATGCTGCTAAAACCGGCCTTAAAGTTGCCGCTGGTGCAGTTGCCGGTGCTGCTACGGCTCTTGTTGGCGCTACTGTCGCAACTGAAGAATACCGAGAAGCGCAAGCAAAACTTGTATCTGCATTTGAGGCGGCGGGTAGCTCTGCCACGGTTGCCAAGGATACATATAACGACTTGTATCGTGTACTTGGCGATGGTGATACGGCAACAGAGGCCGCTAACCATCTTGCGAAGCTGACTACGGAGCAAGAAGCCCTTAGCGAATGGACAAACATTTGCCAAGGCGTATACGCAACCTTTGGTGACAGTCTTCCAATCGAGGGATTGACGGAGGCGGCAAACGAAACCTCTAAGACAGGTACTCTGACTGGTTCTCTGGCCGACGCTC